AGGCAGTGTCACGGTCAATGTAGCATCGCTGCCTTTGTTACACACAACCAAACCAACAGCCACTTGAGCAGCGGTCAACGTAGTGTCGCCGGTCAAAGTTGCGGGAATAGTTTGTACGCCAAGTACTGCTTCTGTCAGATTGCCGTCACCAACTTGGTAACCGCCTGCGCCATTAGGTAATGCCATGATAATTTCCTTTAAAAGATGTTACGAACAAAGATGGGGGCCGAAGCCCCTATCAATTAGCCCCAGATACGGCAGCCCATTTGTGGGCGGATCGTGCTGAAACCGTACAAAACGTCAATACGGCAAGGCAAACGGTCATTGTTAATATCGTACTGGCGCACGATACGCAAAGAAATACCGTTGTGAACGGCACGAGCGGCCATGTCAACACCTTGTGGCAACAGCAAGTCAGCAGTTGCAAAAGTGATGGCATCCTTGTGGTAGACCAAGTTTTGAGCATACTGAGTAGATGCAGCACCAACGAACACAACGGCAGCGCCAGCAGCAGGGAAGCTGTCAACGGTAGCCAAAGCATTGTTTGCGGTGTAGATAGGAGCAACAGTCACAGTGATTGCAGTGCCGCTGGCAGTGGCATCGGCCAAAGCAACGAACTGGAACAACGAACCAGTGGATTCACGGGTTTGTGGGTTCACAGCAAAGCAACCAGCAACAGTGAACACGTCACCAGATTTGACTGTCAAGCCGGAGCCGATAGTCAAAGCAATGCTGGCAGCGCCTTCACTAGACACAGAAGTAGTCACGGTGTTGCCGGTGGCAACGCGAGAGCCAGTTGTGTGCTGCTTGATAGACTGAGACATGTTGATCTCGTCAAAACCCAACACGCCAGTGCCCATCATGCCGTTCTTGAATTGCTTGCTGATAGTGTCTGTAGGATTGAACAGACCTTTCATGCCTTCAACCAAGCCAGCGTTAGCAGCAGGGTTCACGGTAGCGTAACGAGGGGACATCACGGCTGCGTTTTCGTTCAGCTTCTGTTGGGCTTGGAGCAAGACCAAAGAAGTAGAAGGAGTAGTGCCGGGAGTACCAACGGTGTTACCGATTGATTTGTACGCATTGGCCACGTCTGCATCGATAGAAGATGCCAACTGGCTGATACGAGGCTTCAACACACGCTCTGCGAAGTCATCCAATTGCATAGTCAATTCAGCAGATGTGAAGTTGACACCGATGTGCTTTTGGCTGGCAACGGTCAAAGTGGTGAACTGCTCGTTGTCGTCCTGAACTTGCAGGGCAGCACCGTCAGTTACCAGAGCGCGGTCAGGTAAACGGATACGGAGGGTAGAACCAATCTTAGCACCTTCAACAGCGAAGCTGTCGTCGTACTGGCGGTTTACGTTGCGGGTGAGCACAAGGTTGTTCTCGAGAATTTCGAGAGACTTACGTGTGATCATGTCAATGGTCAGAATACTATTAGACATTTCAGTCCTTTCAAAAAATCAAAGTTTTAGCGGTTTTGCGCTTGCCATTTTTTCATTTGTCGCTTGCGTTCATTCTCGATCCATTCCGAAGCACTCATGGTCTTGGTAGACCGAGGATCGGTGGTGTCATAGACTGGTGCTCCAGTGGAGCGTGCAGTGACAGGTGAAATAGGAGCTGGCGCTGAGGTTGTCTTTTTGATTGTTGGATTGTCGGCTAATTTGCCTTCAATCTTTCCAATCTCTTTCGCTTGCAAAAGTGGCGACAATTTGGCAATTCGAGCTGCTTCTTTAATGTTGGTTCCAAGGTAGTAAGCTACATCAGGTCCAACGTCAGAGGCTTTAATCGCTTCGGCCATTGCGTCACTGATTGGCAGATTTGGATTCTTGACGACTTGTTCAAAGTCATCATATTTGTCCATTGCTACTTCTTCACGTTCCGCATAGGATTCTTCGATTGACTGCCGATACTTGTGAACTTCCTGCTGCTGGACCAGTTTTTCAGCTTCCGAACGGATAAAACTTGCGTAATCTGTCGGGCTGTTAAATTGATCTACAGATGGAATTTCCGCAGGCACAACAGGCGCAGGCGCTTGTCGGGCAGATTGCTCTCGTTCCCATTTACGTTGCTCTCTTGCGAGGCGTTTGCCGATCATCGCATCGATTTCAGCTTGAGAGTACTTCTTTTCCTCTGTCACTTGTTCGTTTTGAGTCTCGACGACTTCCGGCGCATTTTCAGCACTTTCAGGAGTGGCCGTCACTTCTGGTGCAGGCGCGGATTCTACTTCCGCTAAGGCTTGGACTTCTTCAGTCATTTCTGAATCCTAAGATTCCTCGGTGAACCCCGCCGATAGGGTGTTTTCAGCATTATGCTGGAATTTCTCTTATTTGTGCAAGTGTTTGTGCAGCTTCATAAGTAGCAATTACTTCGGGTGTATGAACAACAGATGCAATGGCTTGCACTTTAGCATCTTCAGCGCTGTAGTCAGCCCCCGGCACAACCACATGGCGGTGAAACTTGTTGCTGATTTCCACGCCATCTTCTTTGATAGAAGTTTTTGTGCGAACTTGAATTGAGCCGTTTTCAACAACTTCAATCAGATCAACAGAGATAACTTTTTCGAGAGCCATGATATTTCCTTGTTTCCAACCTGATCATCCAATCAGGCATTAAGTTTACTGACAATTAACAATCCACCGCGCCAGCAAATTCAGGCAATGTTTTTGCGTATGAATATGCTTGGGCGATAAAATTGTTTCCACTTAAATCAGGTGCAAATTGCAACATTTGCTGCTTAATTTTCTCACCATCTTTTTGCTTGTAATAACTTATTGTGGCAATTAATTGAGACTTGTTCCCAACAATTGAGTCAACTTTAATATAGCAGTCTTGGAACGTAACTTCAACATTAAAGTTGTCCATCAATTTAATTGTTTTAGAAATCGCCATGATTTTTCCTTTAAATGTTGTTGTACGAAACAATGGTGCAATTTGCAATTACACCTGAAGTCGGATGGGTAATCTGTATTGGGCCGCCCGATGGGAAAGTGACAGTAAAGTAATTAGCTGTTCCAAAATCAGGGGTTTGCGCTAATGTTGTGACTGTGTGTCCCGCTGTAAATGAAGAACCCAAAACCATATAAGCGCCAGTAGCTTGATCAGCCAAACTTCCTTCAACAAGAACTAAGAAAGCACCTCTTGCAAAAGCCTCAACAGGATATGCAGTGCCGCCTGTAACGATTGTTACGGGCTTCTTAAACACATAATCCCTCGCGCTTGGGAATGTAGAACACAAAATGTATGTGTTTTTGCCGGGCGTACCATTGTTGGTCACATTCAAATAATAGATGAATGTGTTGTCGGTGAAATATGTGTTGTACGCATCAATTGAAAGATCAATTGCCGTTAGTGTGGGCAATGCGTTGTTATCTCTGAATGTGTTGCCCGTGACAAGTGCGTTGCCAATTCGTGCGCCAGCAATACCACCACTGACAAAAATGTTGCCATCAATGATGACAGTCTTGTTTGAGCAGTTATACCAACTAATGTTGCACGAATTAAACAAGCATCCTGTGATGCGAACATTCAATGGGCCGTTACCTTCATAACCCGCAGAGATGTTTTTATCAACGGTACATTTGCTGATTTGAACTGAATCATCAATCAAAACATCGCCTGAATACACCAAGATTGCATTGGTGTATTGAGTATTTTTAAATACAACATCATTCATTGTTGCTGTAAATTCAAGCAATACTGCGGCTGATGTTGGGCTGTTTTCACCGCAATAATCAAAAGTGCCGCCAATAACAGTCAAAGGATTAGTGTTTGCATGATGCCAAATTGCTTTTGTGCAGTTATTTGCAATCGGGTTAATCATTGTTCCTTGGACAAGTTCAGATGTACCAAATCCCACGCCATAGTTGTAGGCATAGCAATTTTCCCAAGTGACTTCATATCCATCAACATTGGTCTCGGTACACTCAGACCAAAATGCCGCATAAGGCGCTCTTGAGCCGCTTTCAGTAGCGGTGCAGTTTATGAATCTTGTATATGGGGCATTGTCAGCATCGTATGCGTCTGCCACACAATCAGCGACAACACAGTTTAAAAAGGTTGTGCGCTGTGAATTGTTGCCAGCAATAAATGGCGATGTGCCGTTTGGAAAGTAGGCTTTTTGGCCTTCTGCATAGCAGTCTTTTACGAGGTTGTCATAGGCAATTCGAGTGCCGCCTTGAACACCACCAACACCTGAAATGGCCATTGATGTCAAGTCGCCATTTAAGAATCTGCAATTTTCAATAATGCAATTTCTTGCACCACCAAACCACAAAGCGCCTTCAACTTGAGCAAGATCGTTGTCAATTGTTAAATGTCTGACAGCGACAAAACTCTTGTCATTACATTTAATTGTCTGACCCCATTGACCAGCGGGAGAGACAAATTTTGCTGAGTTGTCATCTTCACCAACCAAAGAAATGTAACTGTAATTGATTGTTACACTTTTGACAGAATATGTGCCTCTTGGAACAAATACAGTGCCGCCATTGGGCAACGAATCTAACGCAGCTTGAATTGCTACTGTACTGTCTGCCGCACCAGTGGGGTCAGCGCCATAATCAAGGACGTTTCTTGACGCTCCAGTGATCATGGAGTACGAAACTTTGGTTAGCGACATTTTTAATCCTTAAACAAAGAAATAACCAGCTATGCTTAAATAGCAAGTGGCAGTCAAAATGGATGTCTGCAAATTTGATAAATCTGCTGGTGTTACTTTCATTACTAAGTAACTTACGTTAGTGCCTGTAAAAATTGTCACTGGATTGGTTACAAAACCAAATCCAAAATTAACAGAACCACCGCCAGCAATACCACCTGAACTGTTTTTTGTCGTAAATGGCAAAGTAACTCTTAGATCGCCCGATCCACTACTAACAGATGAAGTAACCAATCGCAAAGTAAAAGTGACAACATTCCCAATTCTTGTGTAATAGCCGTATTGCTCTGCATACGCTACTGTTGGATTGGTCACACTTCCTTGGTAAGCGGGGAACCAAGTGCCTTCTTCGTATGAAGATAATACAGAACCAGAGCCAAATTTTATGCTTGTAGCTAAAGCTGCGCCCAATGTTGGAGTAACTAATGTGGGGCTAGTACTAAATACCAAGTTTGTGCTTGTTGTGCCAGTAGCACCAGAGGCCGTGTAACCCGTAATGTTGTTGAAAGCTGTAATACCTGCGGCAGATGCGTTTGTACCACCGTTTGCCACGGGCAAAACGCCTGAAACATGGGTTGTCAGACCAATCTTGCCGTAGCTAGGTGCAACACCAACACCACCAGAAATAAGCGCGTTTCCTGTGGCTACATCGGCAAGTTTTGACAAAGCTGAAGTAGTCGATGCGTAAAGCAAATCACCCACAGCATAAGAAGTTTGGCCCGTCCCGCCTTTGGCCGCAGTGATGGTACTAAGACCGGGTGTTAAATCTGAAATAGCAAGTTTAACGGTGGTTGCAGTTTGAACAATGGGCAATACTTCAGTGCCTGCAACCGGCGTGGTTGCGGAGGTTAGTGCGGATATTTTTGTGTTGGCCATGATTTACCCCAATTAACTGTAGCTGACTTCAATTTTTGAAGTTGTTGGTGGCGCTTCAGAAAATGTCAATGTTGTTCCTGAAACAGAGAATGTATTTTTATTTTGATACACGCCGTTGATGTATACAGAAATTGAATTTTCGTTAGCTATGCTAGTTGATAACGTAAAAGCAACTGTTACCCCATTGCCTGTGAAATTATCTGGACTGATATTTGAAACACCTACGCCAGAAATATTGTCGTAAGTAGCAATTAATACATTATTTGAATCAGTAAGAACAAATTTATAAACTGCTGATGTGATCCATATTTCACCGCCGTCTGGTACACGGCCTGCTGCGTCCAAAACAACTGGATTTGTACGGGCAACATTACCTGCGTTAGTCGTATAACTGGTTAAAGGGGTAGTCGTACCAGCCGCATAGGTATACAGCTTACCGCCAGTTAGAACTGCGCCGGTGTTGGTAAAAAACTGGGCCGCAACGCCGCCCACAGGGGAGAGAAAGACGGCCATGATTAACCTTTATTCGTATGCGACTGTGAACGAGGCAGAAGATCCAGCCAAGACAATGTACAGACCTTTGTTGAAATACAGACCGGCTGGAATGTTTACATAAGTCGTGCCTGCGGTCACAGAAAATGTATCGGCAATCTTAGGGTCGCTGGTGCTAGAAGCAGGCGAGTCGTAAATTGTCAAAGTGCCGCTTGAAGATGCTGTCACAAAGATGCCGAACAGCTTGCCAGCACCAACTTTAACTTGTGTGGTTGCTGCGGTTTGGGTGTAATTAGCCATGATGCTTCCTTATGCCAAGAATTTGAGCTTGTATAGCGTGCGAAGATAAATCTCAACGATATTATCTATCAATTGTTGCAGTGCTGAATCAGATTTATCACACACATCGTAACGGCAAGCCTCAATCTCGGCAAGCGAATCTTGCAGGAATTCGATGATATTAGCTGTCTTTTTAGCCGAATGTAGGGTGATAGGGCCAATCAGACCGTGACGGCCTTGGTAGGCTTCAGCAAAGTCGTCAGCCGCACCAATGATACGGTTGTAGAAGATGTTGAGTGCTTCGTGCTTGCTGAAACTGCGGGTGTTCAGATGCACAGAATGAGCAACATCCCGTGCTAAGAACAGCAAACCTAAAAATTCATTTGCTTTCATTGCGGCATTCCTTGTGGTGGCATCATTTGTTGTTCTGGTGGCATTGCCATGGGCATTTCTTCAGATTCACCCAATTCACCGCGATTAGGCATCTGACCAATCAAATCACCAGTGTCCAAAGCCGCAGCAATTGTGCCCATTACGATGTCTTGGATTTGATCAGGTGACATGCTGGCTTGAACCACTTTCAGTCGGTTAGTTTCAGCATTATAGGCATCTACTTCAGCTTTAAACTCTTTGACCTGCACATCACGGGCTTCCATAGACTGCTGAACATTCATCATCATGTCGTGCATCTGCTGCATTTCCTGACCCATGGCTTGAATCTGCTGCTCTGCCGCTTGCAGTGCTGGCGACTTGTCCTCATCGGTCAAGAACTTAGGATCGATGGTCTTGGCAAAGCGCTTAGACATCTCCTGAGCACCCGGCCAGTCCATGTTCTTAACAAACAAGTCACCGGCAACAGCCCAAAGCTGAGGATTACCTTGAAGCAGTTGAGCCATGGCTTCCAAAGCCTCTTGACGCTTGGTAGCGTAGCCGGGTCCAGTGGTAGCCACGACATCGTACTTACCAACGCCGGGGTTGTAAATCTTCTCAATCACGATACCCTGCTCGTCAACGATTTTGTTGACTGGCATCGGCTGCTCAGGATTGATCTTGACCATTTTTGTTTCGCCATCCTCACCAATGATCCGAGCAATACGTTGCGTGTCATAGATTTTGGGGGCCAGATCAACAATTTGACGGGCAATGTGGCGCACGGCACGGGCCAAGTTGTCACCGTAGTGGTAAGTACCTACGTCACCTTCACGCTGACGCGCAAGGATTGCTTTGCCAGAACGCTCGTTGGAACCCATGCCAAGCGATGCGTTGTACTGGCCAGTGGTCGATTTAATGTCTTCAGATGCGCCAGCTTTGGCTTGCAAAAGACCAGATGAGGCCATTGGTGGCTGTGCACGTTGTGGAAGTGGCATAACGCCGCCCTGACCGTCTGTAACGTCAGGATTGACCTCCAGATAGGGCCAGTTGTTTGTGTTGGCTGTCTTCCACTTGTCCTCGTAGCCCTCGAACTGGCCACCATAGCCGATGAACGGAGCCTTGGGAGCCAGAGCCAGCATCTCAGCTTCCTGAGACACCCAGTAGTTATACATGCGCTGTGCATCCTTGGCATTACGCACAAGGCCGGACACGTACAAACGGCCATCAACCTCAAACTCGTTGCCAACAACACGAATCACGGGAATCCATTTGCCAGCCCAATCGTGCTCGGCAAGGATGTCGTAACCGTTAATCTTGCAGTACTTGACTTTTGGACGCTCAGAGACACGACTACGCTTAGGCTTGCCGTAAATCTGGCGAAACTCTTTGTCTTCGGGTGTACCGTCAAACGCAGTTTGGTTGCCGGGGTACAAATTTAGCGTGGCTTCGTCGTAGTCGATGTAATAGTAATCGGCAATACGGATTGTGTCTTCGTTCAACCAGTTGCTGATTGATTGGTCGCCTACACCAAGCGACTGCAATGTCGAAATGGGCGTTGCCTCGGGGTACAAACGCTCATATTCGTCTTTTGTCAGGTCTTCGGTGATGAAGCAATACTTGGCATCTGCGCCAGTTGGGTCTTGGATCAACGGGTCCATGTAGACGCTAAACGAGTTGCGAATACGGCCAATCTTGATGTCTTGATCAAAGGTGTTGTCGTCGCAATACTCGGTTAGGAGACGGATGTATCCCTCCCCGTAAGCCACTTGGTTCTCGCAGG